TAACTAGTGCTGCTAGATGTGTTGGAGTGTTAACTCGTACGCCAACAAGATTAACTTCACCGTCATTAACTTCAAATAAGTTTTCACCTTGAAGTGTTTCACTTACTTTCTCTAATAGATAGTTTGTCACTATTCTTTTCCTTTTCATTTGATTGATTGATAATTTCTCCACAATTGCTACAACTGAACTCGCATTTGTCTTGCTTGTATTGACTGCAAGTAATCCAGTTATAGCTACCATCTTCATTACAATTAACGCACTCAGTGTTATAAATATGATTACAGATCATAGAAATCCTTGGACTTAGTAGCAACTGGATGCTCTACTAATTAAGAAAATTGGAGAGTGGGTTTTATCCCACTCTCCAATTTTGCTTAACCGACCAACTCGATTTCAGAGATAACGATGCGGGTAAGCGGCGCTTTTCGGTCAGCGTTATCAACATTCTTGCGAGTGTCGAACTTGGTGTTGAGTTCACCAGTGATTACAACTTCTGGAGTGTAACCTGTCTCAGCGTCTTTAGCATTGTCAAGACCTGCCAAGATTTCTGCAACTACCTTGCTGTGTGTCACGATTGGAATCGTGAATGTAGCCTTGTTGTTCTCGTCACGCTGAGTCAACTGACCTACTACCATTAAGCCGTACTGGTCGAACTTCTTAATGTTCTTGAGCATTCCACTTACTTTGATTTGGTTGTTCATAACCATTTCCTTTACTGTTGTTTGACTTTGAGTGGCTTCCGCCGCCCGCGAAAGCAGGGGCGGAAGCCTTTCTCGTTATTGGTTGATTAATACTTTGTCGCAATTCTGACAAGTATCGTCTGCTTTAGGTGTGTAGATAAAGCATTCACCACACACCACATTGATTCTGTGGAATAGATTGTCTGAATTTTCCACATAGCGCAGTCCCGGTAGACCAGCCCAGAAGTTCTCGGTTGGTCTGTCGGTTAGTGAAGTCCAAGACTCCAAGTATTCATCGCGTATGTTGTCAACTATCTCAAAGGATTTGAGATAGTATTTGTGAACGCAACCATACTTCATCTTGTCGCATTTGGTTTCTGGTTTACCACAGATTGTTGGGTATGCACCAAGCACGATGTTTTCTTTTAAGCCGTGCTTGGTTTGAGATGATACCCAATCGTGCTGACTGACTTGTTCGTCAGCACGAATATCAACAGACTGCATAGCATCTGTATCAGTAGGTACGAATGCTTCATCTACAGCGTACTTACCTACTGAATCGTCCCAAGACTCTTGTTCTTGGTTTACAGCTTCTAGTTCTGGGTCTAGAACCTGCATAAAACTGGCTAACTGCATCACAGTTAACCAATCTATGTAGTTGGTCTCACTTTCGTAGACCACTTCGTCATCACTCATATGAACTCCTTTGTGTGTTGAGTGACTGATTTCCAGGATTAGAAATCAAGAATGCTTGCGTACCCACGGAGGCAGGGACGCAAGCAAACTCAATGCCTAATTCTTAAGGTCTTTGGCAAAATCGACTGCTATCTCGAATGCTCGGTTTCTAGCGTAGTCGCCGAGTTTGCGTTCGAGTTCTGCGTTCTCGTCCATTAGTTCGTCTATGGTTTTATCTTGCCAAGACAGCAAATGGGCGTAACGCTCTAGTCTGTTGTCAAGGAACTTGACCCTAGACTTAAGGTGGTTATGGTGACGCTGTTCGTTAATAGCGAGAGCACCGAATACCCAGAGGAGCAGGGTAAGGATGATGAAGAGCCAAGACTGGCTGGTAGTCATCGGGAACATAATGAATCCTTCCTGTCAAGCCGACCATCGGCAAGACAAATTCATTACTAAAGCGAAGCGTTAAAAATCCCGTTAGGCAAAAAGGGGGAAAGCTAGTCAGGACAAGTCTGAGATTAGTCAGCAGACAGTCAACAATCCGTCCTGTAGTCTTGTTAGTTTGTTTTCTAAAGCGACAGCCTGAACTATTTATAGTTCAGAAGAAGTAGGGGGACTATTAGTAAGAGGGGGTCAACAAGACGAGCGTCAGCGAGTCTTTGACCCACGGTTATTAATTGTTGGTGTAACCTGTAGTGTAGACTCTCATTTATTTTTTTATGTTTTGTTTGGTGTGTTTGATCTGTATTTGTTTAAAATAACAAAATTGTTACAATTATTTTTTAACCAATGCGTTACTATTGGTCTGTAACGGGGTTAGTATGTATGTAGGTTCTTTTCTTACAGCCAGGTCTTATGGGCTGTCTACTACTACGAAGCCCTCTAAGGGGCTTCGCTATATAGTATATTAATTAATATATATACTAATAATAGAAGGATTTTTATGTCTGCTAAAGCTGGTAATGAGCATCATACTAGAAAGCAGCAACGTGAAGATCAAGACAAGTTTATTTCTTTTTTAAAGCAAGGAATAGATAAAGAATCTGCTCTTGCTGCTGTTGGAAAAAAGAATACAGTTTTAAGGTCATGGTTATCCACACCCGGCTTCGCCGAGCGCATGGAAGATGCTATTGCTTTTGGCTCTGAAGCCATGTCTTTAGCTTTAGGCGAAGATAAGCGTTCCATAGACTTTGCCACATTTTCAAAGGAATTTTTAAATACCGAGGTGTTTCCACACCAGCAAAATTGGATTGATGTTCTTGAGGGGCGCGACCCTTCTTGGTTACATGAAAGCATGATTTATGAACCAGGCAACCGCCGTAGGCTTTTAATTAACGTTCCACCCGAACACGCCAAATCCACCACCATGACGGTCAACTACGCCGTTTACCGCATTGCCCTAAACCCTAATGTTCGTATTGTGGTTATTTCTCAAACCCAGACTAGGGCTAAAGAGTTTTTGTACTCTATTAAACAAAGGCTTACTGAAGAGCCATGGCTAAAGATGCAGCAGGTATACGGACCAGCTAATGGCTACAAAGAAACGGCTGATCAATGGACAGCCGATAGAATTTACCTAGAGCGTGACTCAGGTGAAAAAGATCCCACCGTTCAAGCGTTGGGTGTTGGTCAGCAAATTTATGGTACACGTGCTGACCTAATCATCATGGATGACATCATCTCTACGACAAACGCCCATGAGTGGGAGAAGCAATTAAACTGGTTACAGAAGATGGTTGTCACTCGTGTTGGTTCTACTGGCACTCTTTTAATTGCTGGTACTCGTGTGTCTTCAATTGATCTTTACAAAGAAATTCGTAGTGCTGAACATTGGACTGGTGGCAGGTCGCCGTTTACTTATCTAGCCATGCCAGCCGTTTTAAAATTCTCTGACAATCCTGCTGAGTGGGAAACTTTGTGGGCTAGGTCAGACAGACCCCTAGATGGGGCTGATGAGTATGACGATCCAGAATTGCTTACGCCAGATGTCAGTGGTCACTATGTAAAGTGGGATGGTAAGCGACTGTTTGAACGCCGAAGCGAAGTCTCCCCATCTACGTGGGCTTTGGTTTACCAGCAGCAAGACGTTGAAGAGGATGCTGTTTTCCCTCTAATTGCCGTTAATGGTTCAATTAACCGAATGCGTAAGTCTGGTCCATTAAACTTTAACGCTCCTGGTCATCCAAACCAAGAAGGTACTTGGACTACCATTATGGGACTTGACCCTGCTATGGCAGGGAATACTGCTGCAATTATGTATGCGTTTAACCGCACCACTCACAAGCGGTATGTGCTAGATGTGTTTAACATGTCAGACCCAACGCCACAAAAGATTCGTAGCCTTATTGAAGAGTGGACAAACAAATACCATCCACAAGAACTACGCATTGAGATTAACGCTTTTCAGAAAGCTTTTTCACTTGATGATGATCTTCGTCAATGGCTTGCTAGCCGTGGCACGGCATTACGCGAACATTTTACTGGCAAAAACAAATGGGATACTGGCTTTGGTGTGGCAGGTATGTCGCCGTTATTTGGCAGTATTCGTGAAGGAAAGTTTCAAAACGATAACTTAATCGAACTTCCTGATAACAACAATGAACATGTCAAAGCCTTAATCAATCAGCTTATTACTTGGAAAGCTGACACTAAAGGCAAGACTGACTGTGTCATGGCTTTATGGTTCTGTGAGATTCGAGCCAAAGAACTTATACAACAAAGCTCTTTTATAACATCGCACGTTAACAACAGATACGCCACAAGGCGCAATGTAGCTCAACAAGGAATAGTTAATCTTGACGAGATGCTAGCCGATAGCGTTAATTACTTTTAGGATAATCAATGGCATTAACCAATGAGCAGATCGCCAGTAAGGTAGATGCTCTGACCAGACGGTTCGTTGATCGTGACCGCCGTATGGCAGATATTACATCTATCCGTCGTGGCAATATGTCCGCGGTTTATCCCGACATGTTCCCTGAGGAAATGTCTAAGCCAATGATTGCCAACTTTGTTGACATTGCTGCACGTGACATTGCTGAACTTCTAGCACCACTACCGTCATTTAACTGCACTACAACAAACGTTAATTCAGAAAAAGCAAAGAAGTTTGCAAACAAGAAAAGCATGATTGTAAACAATTATGTTAACTTTTCTAAACTAGAAACACAAATGTACACAGGTGCTGACTGGTACATTACTTACGGTTTCTTGCCAATATTTGTTGAGCCAGACTTTGAATCAGGTCTACCATCAATCCGAGTAGAAAACCCTATGGGTTCATACCCAGAGTTTAATCGCTTTGGCAAACTTGTTTCATTTACAAAGAAATACATTAAGACTGTTCGGGAACTATGCATTGACTTCCCCGAATGGGAACACATCATTGTGGGTCCAATGGCTCGTGACGCACAAAGCTACGACACAACTCTTGAACTAATGCGTTATGAAGATGACGACCAAATTGTGTTGTTTTTACCACAACGAGCAAACCTTGTACTACAGCGTTCAAAGAATTTGCTTGGTCGCTTGTCTGTACGTGTTGCTCGCCGACCAGGGCTAGACATTGATGATCCTCGTGGTCAGTTTGATGATGTTCTGTGGGCACAGATTGCACGTGCTCGTTTCAGCCTTCTTGCTTTAGAAGCTGCAGAAAAATCTGTTCAGGCACCATTGGTTATGCCTACCGACGTTACTGAGTTTGCTTTTGGTCCAGACTCAATTATCCGTAGCAATAACCCACAGGGTGTTCGTCGTGTAGGTTTGGAACTTCCACCGGGCGCATTCCAAGAACAGCAGATGCTTGAAAATGAAATGCGTATGGGTTCACGTTATCCTGAAGGTCGTTCAGGTAACATTGACGCTAGCATCATTACAGGTAATGGTGTTCAAGCCCTTATGGGTAGCTTTGATAGTCAAATCAAAGCAGGACAGCAAATTCTTGCTCAACTATTCCAAGAAGTTGTTGCTGTTTGTTTTGAAATGGATGAAAAATTATTTGATTTCCAAAAGGAAATGAGTGGCTCTTACAAAGGTGCACCGTACGAATTAAGTTATAAACCAACTAAAGACATCAATGGAGATTACAACATTGAGGTTCGTTACGGTCTTATGGCTGGACTTGATCCATCTCGTGCGTTAATCTTTAGCCTTCAAGCTCTTAATGCTGGTCTTATTTCTCGTGAGTTTATTATGAGTGAATTGCCGTGGAGCATTAACGTAACAAATGAACAGGCTCGCATTGACATTGAAAAAATGCGGGATGCTTTATCAGCATCATTGCAGTCTTTAACTCAAGCTATTCCACAGATGGCATCACAAGGACAAGATCCTTCAGACATTGTGGCAAAGATTGCTAGTGTTATTAACGCAAAGAAGAAGGGTCTTAGCATTGAAGACGCGGTCACGGAAGTATTCGATCAAGAAGAGACTGAAAGCCCTACGGCTCCAGAAAGCCCTGTAGAGCCACCAGAAGCTCCAGTTGGTCCACAAGTACCACCTGAGGCTCAAAACGCCCCTACAGCCCCTACAGGGGCTCCTGCGGCTGCTCCTGATGTGTCGTCTATTTTGTCAATGCTTGGTGGTGCTAGTTAATGTATGACGAGTTCATGCAAAAACTAAGAAACCTGCTAGACGAATATAGCCAAACAGAACACAAAGACGGTGCAATGTGCACCACATTCTTTTTAACCGCAGAGTTTATAGACGGTGACGGTCAATACTTTGCAAATACTTTTTATAACCAAGACGGTACTCCACTTTGGAGAATTACTGGTTTAGTGCAACATGCACTAGAAAACGATTTTAATGTAACAGAAGAGGAATAATATGCCTAGAGGTGGATATCGCAAGCCAGGTCAACCAGCTGCCGTATCTGGTCCAGGTAAACTTTCAAAGCGTACAGATGGTAATCCAGATCGTGGACTGCCAGCAAATGGTGATTATGGATATCGTAAAGAAACTCGTGAGCAGATGTCTGCTGCACCTATGGCGCAAAATTTTCAGCCCACTCCGACTGCATCTGTTAGTATTCCGTCTGCTCCAACTCCTATTACTGGTATGTTTGCCCCAACAGAACGACCAGACGAACCAGTAACTTCTGGTAGTCCTATGGGATTTGGTCCAGGACCAGAAACATTAAATCTTCCACAAACAACTTTTAACCCCGTCCAAGCTTTATCTCGCATTGCTGCTAATGATCCATCAGGTCAAGTAGCAAATATTTTGCAGGATTTAAGTAGCAGGGGTATTCAATAATGGCAGAAACTCCTGTTACTGGTTTTGATATTTTAAATAATACTCCACCACCTTTAAACATGCCTACGGTTTCACCTTTGGTTTCACCCGAAACAGGCATGTCTCAACTAGCTAAAAGAAATATTCATCCTTTAGTTGCTTCAGTTGCTCCTGCTTTGTACATTGCAGCATCGGCTACGCCCTTAGCACCAGAAGAACAAAACCTTGTTGAAAACTGGTCAAAAGTAAAAGATATACATGACAAATTAATGTCATTGCCAAATAACAAAGCAATGGAACAATTTAAACTTTTACAACCAGATTATCAACAAGCATTAATTCAATACTATGGCGTTGATTACGGAACAAAACCAAGTAATACGGATTTAATTGATTCTCCCGAATGGCAACAGCAACAAACAAAACAAGATCAAAATAAAAGTCTTTGGGGTCGTACACGCGAAATAGTAGCTAGCCCATTTCGTGCAATTTTGCATGGTGCTGAATCTTATTATCAAGTTTTAATGACACCTATTCATGCACTTGAAAATGCTGCAATTAACAATCAGTCATTTTGGTCAAAGAAAAATTGGGATGCTGCATACAACGGAAAAATGTTGTATGACAATAATGAACTTGACAAACTAATGAACGAGTATGGTCAAGAAGTTTCATACCTTGCTACACATGTTTTGGCTGGTCAATCTGTTGGCGATATTGTTAAACAATACGGTTCAAAAAATAAAGCAATGCTTGATGAAGTCAGCAAATTAATGAATCATCCAGAAGAATATAATTTTATTCTAGAAAAATTTTCTCAAGCTAGATTGTCACCTGGTCGTGATATGGCACGGTGGACGCTTAAATCTTTTGGCATGAAAACTTCTGAACATGCTGGACTGTTTAAAAGTATTTCTGGTGTTATTGATGCAGCAACTAGTATTCTTGCTGATCCACTAACGTATTTAACTCTTGGTGGGTCTAGTATGCTTAAAGGTGCTAGCACATCAACTAAACTTGCTGAAAATCTTTTAAGAAGTGAAAGTATTGATCTTCATTTTGCAGATCCTAAAGTTGCAGCTTTTTGGACTGGCTATAGTGAACAAATTGATTTGCTTAAAAAGGCTAGAGCAGAAAAAGATTTTAAAAAAGCAGCAGAAATAAGCGACAATATTTCTTTTAATTTTGCTGAACATGGAACAAAAGCGGAACAAGAAGTATTTTTATCTGCTGCAAAAGCGCAAGATATTGCTGCTGGTAAGGTTGTTCCATTTGATGCTAAACAATATTTTTCAGATGCAAATAATCTTAATCAATTAGTACGTGGTTTATCTTCTAATACTTTACATACAAGAGAAGGCGCTGCATTTGCTCGCACATCTCGCGCTCGTACTTTAGGTGCTAAAAGAAAAGCAGTAGAATTTTTTGTTGGTGAACCTAATTTTGCAAAACTTGATAAAGATGGAATAGACAAGTTTCTTGATGATGCACAGCAATTAGGTGCTGATCGAACTGGTGTTCTTGATTATTCTGAAATGGATAAATTTGTTGAGCAACATACAGAAAAAGGTTTTAAAGCTTTTCTTCGTAGGCAGACAAGTTATGCTCCTGGTTCTGGTGCAGTTAATGTAACAGATGATGGTGTTGCAAAAACTATTGAAACATTTAGACGACAAGCATTTGTTGCTTTAAATGATAGAGTTCTTGCTGATACTATTGCTCAACATTTTCTTGAATGTTCACAAGCAGAACGTATTAACATTAAAAGATTTATTGATGAAACTACGCTTCGTCGTTTTGGTGTTCATAATATGGGCACAGAAGGCAAGCGTTTTATGGATGAAATGCTTAATGCTAAATATGGTAGTAAAGATTCTTTTACGGCACGAGAAAAACTAGAAATTCCTGAACACTTTAAAACTGCAAATGCTGGACAAACTGTAGAATCACAGGGTCCATTAATGTCACATCAGTTTCAGGATGAAATTCGTCCACTTGATTGGCGTAGAGTAAAAGAATTTACTGCTGGCAAATATCGAGGAAGCAATCTTGCCGAAGAAAGCAACATGGAAAAAGCTTCTCGTATTATTGGTGGAGCATATTCAAACAAAATTACAAATGCTATTACTGATATTTGGTCTGTATTAACACTTGTTCCGCAATTAGGTATTCGTACTGCAATTGATGAAGGTTATCAATTTGCTATGTACTTAAATCTTCCAATGTCAAAAGAGTTTTTTGCTGCACGATCTGCTAAAAATATTAATCAGGCAATTACCGGTGCAAAATCTGGACCTGCTAAAGAATTTTTATTTGGAGCATTAAGTAAAGCAGTTGGTAAACCACTAGGTGCATCTAAATTTATTAGCCAAGAAGAACGTGTTGCAATTCAAACTAAGCTTTTAGAAGATCTTTCTAAAAAGTCTGGCACTATGGGCGACTTCCATAAGATGTATTTAGATGAACTTTACAATATGGCTGTTGCTAAGTATGGTAAAAATCTTTCACAAGAAAATAAAATTTTATTAAAACAATTAACGGATGCTAATCCGCGTTCGATGCTTGATAGTACGTCTTCTCGTAACATTTCTTCTGCAATGATTGGTAGACCAGAAGACGGTTTCAAAACAGATGCAGGATTTTTCCCACAGGATGCTTTAAATAAAGCAATGGAAGATCACGGTAAAGAAGCAACTGGATTTTTTAACTCTATTCGAGCAGACAGTATGTCACAAACTGATTTACAATTGCATATGTTCCGTCAGTTTGTTACTCACTTTAACGCTCATAGTTTTGAAAAATTTAATCACAGTTTATCGTCAATAAAGCATTCAGATCCTATTGCAATTTTCTTAAAAAACGATGGATTGAAGACTTCTAAAAATGTTGAACAAGCCATTGACAATTTTCTTAGTGGTTTTGGAATTAGAAGAAACCTAACAAGTGGCAATTATTTTTATATAAACGAAGAAGCTGCTCAAAAAACTCGTAGCTTTATTAATAGCACCACGCAATTTGATAAATACCGCGACATGGGTGAAATAGAAAAAGTAAAAGCTTTTTCAGAAGAAATGTTTGCAAACATATACAACGTATTTCATGGTGATGCTAACCAATTTAATCAAAAACTTATGGATTATTTTGGTCCGTTTGTTTACGGTAAAGTTAACGATCATCGTATTCTTATTAATCAAATGGAATTTGATAAATACAAAGAATTAACTGAAAACTTTTTAGCTAAAGGTAGAATTTTTACAGATCTTGAAGCACCAAATAAAAGTTTTACACAACTTGTAAAAGAGTACGGTATCAATGGGGCATACGATGCTATGGCTCGACAAACAGATAACATACTTCGTCAACCAGCAGTTCACATGCATTACTTGTATTTTAGAAAACAGTACAAATTGTTTGAAGAAAAGTATGCAAAACAAATTTCTGATGACATATTTGAAAAAGCAATTGCTAAACATACAAATCCGTCAGAAAAACTTATTGCAAAAATACAATTGCGAGCAAATCTGCAAGGTGAAGAAATAGCGCAAAAAGTATACACTCATAAAGCTATGAATGATGCTGCTAATCATATGTTAAAGTTTTCTGATAACCCAGAAATGCGTACTATCTTTGCAGATAACATTCGAGCAGTTGGTCGTTTTTATCGTGCTGTTGAGGATTTTCATCGTAGAAGTTATCGTCTTGTACGCGATAATGGTCTTGGTACGTTATACAAAATGCGATTAATGAATCAAGGTTTTGCTGCGGTAGGTAATATTCACAAAGATGATAATGGTGATCAATTTGTCATTTTACCATTTGATAATATTATTTATGGTGCTGTTAACAACACTATGCGTTTATTAACTGGTAAAGAAGTTGGCGTTAATCAACCGATCTTTAATAACATTACGTTTAAATTGTTAGCTGGAAACCCATCATTTCAAACTGATGCTGGTATGCCTTACCTTAGCGGACCATTAGGTGCTATTTCTGTTATGGCTGCTAAGGGTTTATTGTCTGTTCCAGATGTTACATTTACTAATAAATTAACAAATGAATTAGACAATTTTGCTTTAGGTAGTTATGGCGATAACATTAATTTACAAAAAGCATTAATGCCTCGCATTACTCAAAACATTTGGAATGCTTTAAATCCAGACGAACAATCACAACAAGAAGTGTCTGCTCTTACTCAGGCTATTTGTTACAACGTAGCAAATGGTATTAATGTTCCTAATCCTGAAGATCCTAAGTATCTTAATAATGAAGCTTTGTTTAACAAGGATAAAGCAGATTATTTAAATCAACTTAAAATATCTGCACACAACATTATTGTTACTCGCTCACTTCTTGGAACGATTTTGCCAAGTACGGTACAGTTATCAGATACAAAGGACTTGCCTGATTATTTAAAGAGTGCTGGCTTGCCATCAATGCAAGCATCTTTTTATGATGTACTTGATGCTGTTAAAGAAAAATATCCAGAGGTTCAAGAACCAATTGAAATGGCATTAGCTACTTGGATTGGTGATAATCCAGGAAAACTTGTTTACACTTTGTCAAAAAAAGACAAAGAGATTACTCCAATTATGAAGTTTAGTAAACAAATGGAAACTTGGGTTATTGAAAATAAAACTGGCGTTAATAAGTATGGTGCTGGTGCAGTTTTGTTTGCACCTAATACTGGTAAATTTAATCCCGGTACATATAATTTTATGGAGTCAGCAGGATTAACTTCTCATGTTGATATCAAAAACTTTTTTGATAAAGCATTACTGCAATCAGCAGCAAATAAATATTATGACCTTGGCAGAGAAGAATCAACTGCATTAAGAACTGTTCCATTTAATGACATGAATATGCGTAGGGCAGTCATTAATCAATACACACAAAAACGTTCAATGCTACAATATAGTGTTTCTGGATTAAAAGAATATCTTCAAAGTGGTATAGCAAATCAAGATGCTTACAACTTTATTGAAGATGCTCATGCTTTTGTTAATGAAAATCCTTCATCAGTTAACAAAGATATTCTTGAAAAAATTAATACTGCTTATGCACTTTACAATAATTTTATTGAAGCTGTTAATCAATATGATCAATGGGATGTACCTAATTCATCAGAATTAAAACAGTCTGCTAAAGCAGCACTTGAAAATCAAATGAAACAATTAATAGCATCTGATGATTCTAAAGTTATAGAACAATATTATAACTATGGAATTAAGAAAATTGCTAACGAACATGTACGAGATAGTTCAGGAAGCTTGACAAGGAATTACTAATGACAGCCACACCATCGCCATCACCAACACCAAGTGATTCCACCCTTAATCGCTTTGAAGAAAATGATCGGCAACGTCAAGATACACAAACTAAAGATCAACAAAAACAAAAAAATATTGAAAAGAAAAAGCAAGAATACAATAAACTTCAAGCAAGTTATTTATTTGGTGGCTCTCATGATGCTCGTGGAAACCCAACATCTTTTAATGGTTTAGAATTTATTGATGTTCTGCAAAAATTGCAAACAAGATACAATGCATTAAAAACTGGTAATTACAATTATCGAGATTCGGGATTATTTTCGCAGACTCATTCAAAAAAAGAAACTCAAAAACAATATTTACACTATAAAAATATGGTTCTTTCTTGGACCAAACAATGGGAAAAAAAGAACAAAATGAGTGTTCTTGATTTGTTAAGTTATGATGCAGGATTACTTGAACCACGTGGTGATAATGGAGAAAGAAATCCACAAAAAGTTGATAAAGATATTTTATTTGTTGTCTTAAATGATAATTCAAATTCAAAGCAAAAGTTTATTACACCAACTAGATACGTTCCAAATGTAAGTGTTCAAGACACAGGAGCATGGACTAAACCACCAGTAGTTAATCCTGCTGCTGTTGATCCTGTAACTGGAAAGCCACCTACTAAAACAGTAAATCCGTCAGGTAAATTTACTTTTACTAGTGATGTTGATAGTCAGGGAAATCCTACATATTATTTTGATGCTAATAGTGGAAAAATTCCAATTGCACTTATTGGTGGAAGTACATATGGGTATTATCGTAATGACCCTAATTATGCAAGCAGTACAAGTGCTTCTGGTTTAGATGTTAATAATCCATTAGTAGATAATTCTCCAATGGGTTATGGTGAGTATTTTAATTATTATGTTACTAGACTTTACAAAACTCCAAATGGTGTAAAAAACCTAAAAGAGCTTTTAATATCTAAAAATATTATTCCACCAAGTGCTGTTCAAACAGTTATGTTAGATCCAAATACAATTGATGGAACAACGCAGAATGCAATTTACAGTGTAATGTCAATGGTAACTGCACACAACGTTGCACGTGCACAAGCTAAAGGTGCTAAAGCAGGGTTCTGGTCAATTGAAGATTTCTTATCTAACATGCGTCCACTTGATTTATCTTCTACTAGTGTAAATACTATTCATCAAAAAATTAATCCAACTGATTATTCAATTAGTATTGATAAAATGTTTCAAGACACTATTGGTCGTGGAGCAAATCAAGAAGAACTTGATCATTTTGTTAAACAGTTGCAGTCATATGCTAATAGAAATCCAGAAGTAACTAGCACTACTACTACTCCTACACAAACTGGTGATACTAAATCAACATCTACATCAGGTGGAGTAACAGATTCTGCTGCTGCAGCAATAATGCAGCAAGAAGCATTAAAGCAACCGGGAGCAGAAGATTATACTAAAGGTGTTAAATATTTTAAATTATTTCAAGATGCGATTAATTCACCATTACAGTTAGGCGGTTAAATTGAGTGACAAACACGATCAAGCCTATGTATTAAAAGATGGTAAATGGGTAAAACCCGCTAAACCTTCTGATAAAAATTCTAAAGATCCATACATTTGGGTTCCCAATAAAGGATGGGTTAATCAGTCTAGTCAAGCAGATGAGTTTGGTTATGAACTAAGTCTTATTAAATCTGATCCAAGTTTAGAAAAAGTATTTAATGACGCATGGGCAGATGAAAAAAAGGGTACTGCTTGGCCTCCTGAAAAATTTGTTAGTAAAATTAAAAATAGTACCTGGTACACATCTCGTACTACTGCTCAACGTGAATACGATGTTGCTTATGGTTCTGGTAAAGACAGTCCAGAATATAAAACTTTGCAAGATAAAATTGTAAAGCAAAAAGAATCAATTGAAGAACAAGCAGCTAAATATGGTATTAATTTAACATCTAAACAGCTTCAAAAAATTGCTACAACATCTTTGCGTAATGGCGAAGGTATTGAGAAAATTGACAATTACTTTGCCAACTATGCAACTACAGACAAAAAAGATATTACATCATTTTTAAATAATATTTCTGGTGGTACAACTGGAGATGCTAGAAATCAAATTCTTGATTGGGCTAAAAATAATGGCGTTAGTGTTTCTGATTCTTGGTTAGCTGGACAGTTACAGGGTATTACTAACGGTCACATAAATATTGGTTCTTCTAAAGAATACATTACTAGTCTTGCTAAAGTTGCTTATCCTGCTCATGCTAATTACATTAGTCCAACTATGAGCGTAATGGATCGAGCACAAAGTTACGCACAAAAAATTTCTAAAATGCTTGAGTTACCATTTGAAAATGTTGACCTTAACAATGATCATTTAAGAAAAGCATTAGCACCAGATCAAAATGGTCAGCCTAAAAACTTTACTCAAATTGAACAAGAACTTCGTGGCACTTCTGATTGGGCTAAAACCAATAACGCTAAAGAAACTGTTAATGGAGTAGTAAATAATATTTTAAATAAGTTTGGGTTGGTATAATGTTTAATGACTCAATGTTTCAAAGCAGTAATGAAACCAATCAAGCTTGGACTACATTTACTACTGAAGCAGAACGCGGTTTGTGGGATGAAGTTGCTTCTAAATTAACTCAATATGGTTTAGCATCTCTTGTTCCTACTGTTACTAACCTTATTGCAAAGTACGGTAGTGACATGCCAGAAACTATTAATACTGAATTGCGAGAAAGTGAAGCATACAAAAAAAGATTTGCTGGTAATGAATTACGTCGCAAAGCTAATTTACCAGTATTATCCGAAGGTGAATATCTTTACAATGAATTGCAATATCATCAAACTTTAACTGCTTATGGTGCTAGCGATCTTGCTACTTCAGATAATTACACTAAATTTATTGGTGGAGATATTTCTCCAACCGAATTAAGTAATCGTTTTGATGCTGCTGTAACTAAAATTAATCAAGCGTATGCAGGTAATGACAAAGCATTACTAGATGAATTAACTAAAATGTATCCAGGTGCAAGCAGAGAACATCTTGCTACATCAATTCTTCTTGGTAGTGAAGGTTCACAATACTTAAAGAACAAGTTTGGTGTTGCTGAAATTAAAGCAGCACAAACTGAAACAGGATATAAATCACAAATTGGTGCAGATTATTTGCAAGCACAAGGTATTGACCGTAATCAAGCACGTCAAGGATTTGCACAAACTGCTAATCAAATGGCTGGTTTAGAATCTGCAGCAAATTTGTTTGGTGATACTCGTACAGCACAAGAGCGTCAGACTGAACTAGAAAAAGAAAATTTGTTAGGTCAGCAGAGCAAGCGTAATAAAGAATTAGCTTCTCGTGCTCGTGCTAACTTTGGTGGTGCTGCAGGTGTGCAGTCACAGTCGTTGCAACGCAAAGACGTAGGCAACATTTAATAAACTCCATTGGGACCGACCAGCCCTCAATGCGTATAAGACTGGTAGTAGAAGCCGACATTATTTACCCCGAATAATGTTAGTGGTCTGCGATTAAACTACAAACAAAATGGGAGATAGTTACTATGAGTAACAACAATGAATGGTACGATGACGACGATATCTTTGGAGATGACGACGTTAACGAAGGTTATGATTCAGATAACGGTATTAAGAATCTTCGTAAAGCTGATCGTGCTAAATCTAAAAGAATCAAAGAACTAGAAGCCGAACTGGAATCCTTACGTAAATTCCAGCGTGACTCTGTTGTCAGTTCCGTTCTTGCAGAGAAGGGTGTCAATCCAAAGATTGCATCTTTTATTCCAGCAGATATTGCTTCAGATGCTGAAGCTATTGATAGTTGGCTAAATGAAAATGGCGAGATTTTCGGATATGTCCGTGAAGAACCTGTACGAGAAAGTAATGTAGATCCAGAAGATCTTCAAGCTTTCCGTAGGATTGAACGAGCATCCAACTCTGCTGTTTCGCCGGACGATGTTAATGACATTTCTTCACGTCTAAACAATGCCCAATCCGCTGAAGAGATTATTGCTCTAATCAACGGAATGTAATTATCCAAAACAATCCCTAAGGAAAAGCTACTATGGCTACATACACAGGCACTAACGCCTACACAGGCACAGGGTCGGGAACTCTTGGTGGTACTACTGGTTCTGCTGGTCTCGTCCAGCAAGCCTATGACCGCTTGCTAGAGTTTGCACTCCGTGCACAACCACTTATCCGCGATGTAGCAGATAAGAAGCCAGTTCAGCAGTCAATTCCAGGTTCAACTGTTTCATTGCAGATTTACAAGGATCTTGATAAGGTCACTGATACTCTTAATGAAACTCCTGACTTGGATGCTGTTGCTCTTGGTACACCAGACATCATCAACATTACGTTGAATGAATATGGTAATGCTGCAATTACGACTCGTCGTTTGCAGTTGTTCTCTCTTGCAGATGTTGATCCTGCTGTTGCAAACATTATTGCTTGGAACATGGCAGATTCGATTGACGATGTTGCACAGACTGAACTTTTAAATGGTACTAATGTCATCCGTCAGGGTGCTCGTACCGCTACTTCAAGCATTGTTGATGCAGATGTATTCAACGCTGCTGCTGCTCGTAAGGCTGTAGCTAAGTTGCGTAGCAACAAAGCTATCTATCGTAAGGGTAGCATGTACTGGGCTGGTATCCATCCTGAAGTATCTCACGATCTTCGTAAGGAAACTGGTGCTGGTGCATGGCGTACTCCTCACGAGTACCAGACCAACGATCAGATTTGGTCAGGTGAAATTGGTTCATTCGAAGGTGCTTACTACGTTGAGTCACCTCGTCTGTACAATGCTGTAGATGGTGGCGACAATGCTACCTTTACTAACACTGGTGGTTCTGCAGGTACTTCAGGTACTAAGACCATCACCCTTACTGCTGCTACTACTTCAGGTACTCCTAAAGTTGGCGACAAGGTAAGTGGTACTAACGTTGGTACTGGTGCAAAGCTAACTGCTATCTCTACAGATGGTAAGACTCTTACCGTTGACACCAACAACTCTGGTGCAGTTTCAGGAACGATTACTTTTACTCCTGTAACTAAGGTCTATCGTACGTTCTTTGCTGGACAGCAAGCTCTTGCTCAGGCTGTTGCAGAAGAACCACACGTAGTTATTGGTCCTATCACCGATAAATTGCAGCGTTTCCGTCCAATTGGATGGTACGGTGTGCTTGGTTTCAAGCTTTACCGTCAGGCTGCACTATACCGTGTAGAAAGCTCTTCGAGCATTACTGTTTAATACGGTTAGTCTTATTCCTCACCCACAAGGTGGGGGATAGGGCTAGGTGTATTAATTGATGATTGGACAATTATGTACTTGTTTACAACTCCTTATGTAGATGAACACTTAGATACTCGTGATCGTTTGTTTATGCGAACGTATTTAACTCGTGCTATTAGTGTTCTTAAAATTGAAGGTGAGTATTACGAGATGCGTTATCCATCACAAGATGAAATTGCTGAAGCAGAAATTGTCTATCAAGGTGGACATGACTACTATGTAGATGATGCAGAAGCTGCAGATTTAGTTGCTGCTGGTTATGAAGTTACGGCTTTGTAATGGAGTTAACAGTAGTACTTCAGGTGTTAAGTTGTATATCAATGGCGATAGGTATCTTAACTGTAATAGGTAAAATATTAATTGTTAAACCATTGAAGGATTATATAAGTGAGCAAACACATAGTATCCAGCCTTACGCGAATGGCGGCAAATCTTTACCAGACGTTGCCAAGAATGTAGCAGAAATCAAAGCAAATTTAGATAATTTAGTTCATCAAGTTGATCGGGTAGAAAACAGATTAAATACCCATATAGAACAACATGTTAAAGGAGACGCATAGTGTCTGCAGGTATTTACAACATTAAAGCTGATCAAGGTTCTACATTTGTATTTAGTTTTACAATTACTACTGATAATGTTCCATGGAATTTAAGTGGTTACGCTGCACGTATGCAAGTTCGTGCTAGCACACAATCTACTTCTACTATTCTTAATCTTGTAAGTCCAACTGATATTACTTTAACTTCTGCTGGTGTTGTTACAATTACTGCTAATGCTACTACTATGGCTGCTGTTGCTTCTGGTAGTTTTGTTTATGATATTGAAATTCAAAGTAATGGTGGTATTGTTACTCGTTTATTGCAAGGTAAATTTATTGTTACTCCAGAAGTGACACGATAATGTCTACTGAAATTTCCGTTCAAGAACCTGATGTTGTTAAAATTTCTGTTAATCAAAATTCTGTAACTGTTTCTCCAAGTGAAATTTCTATTGATGTTGCCGTTAATCCTGTTGATCCTACAATTGTAACTATTTCAAACGATCAGGGTCCACAAGGTATTCAAGGAATACAGGGTAATGTGGGGCCAACGGGCGACATTGGTGTTGTTATTTCTGGTACTGCCCCAAGTAACATTGCACAACTTTGGGCAGACACTTCTACTAGCAATGCGCAAGTTGCTGTGTTTGACGGTGGCACACCGTCTAGCCAGATTACTTCAATTAAGATCCGCCGTGGACTTGCATCTGCTTGGACTAATCAGGTCTTAGATGCTGGTGAGATCGGATTTGAAACCGACACTTTGCGATTCAAGGTTGGGAACGGATCAACAGCTTGGTCAAGTTTGTCTTATGCAAAAGGTGACCTTCCTGCTTCGCCAACGATTAGTAATCCAACCTTGACTGGCACAGTTACTATGACCGGTGCAACTGTTACGGGTGGAACAATCTCTGGGGGTTCAGCATGACCGCACTAAAAGTTTGGGATAGCGGAACTAACCAATGGGTTTCAATGACATTAACCCAGCAAAACAATGTTAAGATTTCTACATCTGCACCAACGGATACTTCTCAACTTTGGGCTGATCCTAATGACGTTACTTACACAGTTGCTATTGATGGTGGTTCTGCATGAGTGCTTTGAAATACTATGACACCACAACTGGCACTTGGAAGTATCTTGCCCAAGGCGTTAAAGGTGACAAGGGTGACAAAGGTGACACTGGAAACAATGGCAATGATGGCCAAGGTGTACCCACAGGTGGTACTACTGGTCAAGCTTTAATCAAAAACTCCAACACTAATTATGACACTACTTGGACTACTTTATCCACAACTCCTTCTGGTAATGCTGGTGGAGATTTAACAGGAACTTATCCCAATCCAATTCTGAGTTCTGTTGGAACTGCTGGTACTTACACGCAGGTAACTACCGATTCCAAAGGTCGTGTAACGGCTGGTTCAAATGTTGTTTCAGTTAAAGAAAAATTGCTTACTGCTTTAACCAACATGGTTGGTCCAACAAATGCAATTCCTGCCGCAGATACAAGTTTGGTCTCAAGTACTAGCACTTCGGCAATTACTGGCGCAGTTGTTTATGCTTACAATAGTGGCAAATTTACATTTCGTGGTTTGAACCCAAGCGTTATTACTAATAGTAATAGCACAAGTTACTATCGAAACAATGCAACGCTGAGCAGTTCTGATCCAATTTACAATCAATTTTGGGTAGAGTTTGATTACTACGGTTCAAACTTTGACATTAGATACAACAACAATCAGCCTGGTGCAAACGCTGGGTATTCGCAACTTTGGATTTGGGTTGACGGCGTTCCTACAAGTTCAACTGCTGTTTCTGCATCTGCGACATACAATCAAGACAGATACTATCAAGTAGTTTTTCCATCTGCCAAACAGCGCCGAATCCGCATTTTATTAGGTGGCCTTGATTTTGGTGGCATTGGTTTGAAAGATGTTACTGAAACTATTTTTCCAGTTAATCAAAAATTATTAAAGGTAGCATTTTTAGATGCTTCTTGGTTTGCTGGTGGCAATGGTGGAGTTAGCGCACGAAACCTTGCAAATCAACTTGCTGTACAGTACGGCGAAATGCTGAATGTTGATTACTACAATCTTTCCGTAGCTGGTACTGGTTATGTAAGAGGAAACAACACTGATCCAATTCTTAATGTTGTTACAGATAGCGGTGCTAATGGAGAAAACTGGTGTAGCTCTAATAGGTTATCGCCATTGACAACCATCCAGCCAGATTTAGTTGTAATCCAAGGAACAACTAACGATGATACTTTAGTAAGTTCGTATTATCAATTAGGCAATCATGCTACTTATGTTTACGACTACATTAAAACCAATTTGTCCGATACCAAAATTATTGTTTTTACTCGTGGGTCAAATACAAACACAAGTCAAAACGCAAGAGATAATGTGGCGGCTGTTACTGCTGCTGCTAATGCTCATTCATCTGTTATTGGTGTAGTTGACATTTACACCGAGGGCTGGGTAACTGGAACATACACAGATTCAACTTCAACAGGAACTCAAGGTAACGGTCAAATCTACATCAGTGGTGGTGATTTGCATCCAAACGCCGCTGGTAACAAATACTACGCAAGCCGCATGTTTGACAGAACTTACGACATTATCAAGAACTACGCAAGGAGTTAATAGTGCCACAGATTACACAGATTCAAGTTCGTAGAGATCCAGCTTCTACGTGGACTTCTGTTAACCCCACATTGGCTTCTGGTGAAATTGGATTTGAAACTGATACTGGTAAGTTAAAAATTGGTACAGGTTCTACTGCGTGGAACTCTTTAACTTATGTTACCGATGGATCTAAATTAACCGGTACTATTGCTGCTAGTACAGCAACTACTGCTACCAATGTTTCAGGAATTGTACTTGGAGCTAACGGCGGAACTGGTGTAGCAAATACTGGCAAAACTATTACCGTTTCTGGAAACACTACTGTTGGCTCTAGTACCAATACTGTAAGTCTTGCAACAACAGGTAACACTTCTGTTACTCTGCCTACAAGCGGAACGCTAATTGGCTCCAATGATTCTAAAACAGTAACAGCCACAATGCTGTCGGATTACGCAACGGCACCAACATTATGGTTTTCTAAAGATGCAGACATAGGTTTGAACAATGGCAACAATGTTGCTAGCACCACTTACGACTGTTTTAATTTAACGAACGGTGTAACCGTTGCAAACAGTTCTCTTTACTACGTTGATTACTGTATTTTAGGAACTATTGCAAACGTTACTGGTGCAAGTCAGTCTATTCGTATGACCATTGCTGGTAATGCTGTTGCTAATTTTAATTTTGCTACTGCGCTAGGTATGGGTGCACTTGCATCATCTACTGGTAGTACCTTTGCTTTACAAGATCAATTAGGTTACATAAATGTTGCAAACACTACGTACTCCATTGGCGCTGTCACAAGTTCGCAAACTGCTATGAGTTTTAGTTTAAGTTTTCGAGGCGTATTAAGAACAGGCGCTACGGGGCAATACTTTCAGCCTAAAATTGGCGTAAATGCTGTTTCTGCTTCTGGCACAACTATTACGGTATTGCGTGAATCTTATGGTTCGCTTCGATTAATTGGTTCATCATCTCCTGACTTCAAGTACCCAACAGGTTCGTGGTCATAATGGCATGTAGAACAGGTTGTTCAACTCAGGATCACGGATCTTGGGGAGATTGTTTACGAGCATCTAATCTTCAATTAACTACTGGTGATGCTAACAGCAATCTTATTTCTGGTGGTTGGACAAATAAAAAATGGAATAAAGAGTTGGACTTGTACGCTTCTGCAAGGAAGCAAGGCATTCAACCTGATGGTACAAGTACTGCAAAGATCCAGAAAGCCCTGGACATTAGTGAAAAAACAGGTGTTGCTTATGGCAGCTAAACATCCAGGATTCAAAGCAGTGCAATCCAGCATTGCCAAGAAACAAGGTATCAGTAAGAAAGCAGCTGGTGCAATTCTTGCGAGTTCTTCTCGTAAGGCTTCTGCTAAAGCTAAAAAATTAAATCCTAATTTAAAGAAAGTTAAAGGTAAATAATATGGCTACTGGAAAGAAGCCAGCACTGAAGGTGGTACGTAAGCCTAGTGCTTCTGCAATGAAAGCTGCTGATCGCAAGCAGGACGAAAAAATGATAAAGGGTATGGCTCCAAAGGCTAAGGCAGCATATAAAAAGGCTGACATTGCAATGGACAAGCGTAAGCCTTCTGCAAAAGCCGACATGAAAATGGATCGTGCTTTAGCTTCTAAAGTAAAGAAGCAATTCCCTATGAAACGAAAAGGAAAATAATATGCCAATGCATCCAACATTGACTGGAAAGTCACACCAGTCAGCAAAAAATCAGAGTGCTTCCAGTATCGGAAAGTACAAGTCAGACACCACTAAAGTTGGTCGTACTGCTAACGCATCAGGTTATAAGACTCGTTCATCTGCTACCGATGTTTCTTCTGTTCAGTCTGCGTTTAAGTCTAAGACTAAGCCAGCATCTAGTTAAGGAATAATAATGGTCGATCCTCGTCTTAAACGTGCTGGAGTATCTGGTTACAATAAACCCAAGCGTACTCCTAGTCACCCTACTAAGTCTCATGTTGTTGTAGCTAAAGTTGGTTCACAAGTTAAGACGATTCGTTTCGGTCAACAGGGTGTCTCTGGCTCGCCTAAAAAGAAAGGTGAGTCAGAGGCATACCGTAAACGTCGTGAGTCTTTTAAAGCACGACATGCAAGTAACATCGCTAAAGGCAAAATGTCTGCAGCGTATTGGGCAGATAGGGTGAAGTGGTAATGGCTGTTGGTTTACAATTTAATTTAAATCGTGTTATTGGTAATACTATGACTGGTCCTACTTGGTATGACGCACAGAAAGCTGCCAATGTTTGGGCTAGTACTCCTACTTACCTTGATCTTCTTGGTGCTTTAAATTATAAAGCCGGTACATCTGGTCTTGGTTTAAATGCTGTTTGCAATTTACTTGCTGGTACTACTGGCTTAGATTCTGACGGTGCTTCTGAATTTTTTAGTTAGGATTTTTAATGACTGTTCTTAATGTAGAACCTAGTCCTAGTCCTGAACCATCACCAACTCCTTCTCCGTTGCCTGATGAAAAAGGTCTTTGGGGTCACATAGCAGATGTTGCTGATTTTCTTTTTGCCACTAAATCTCTTGGTCGTTTATTTACTGGTCAAGGTAGTTGGGGAGATGCTGCTGCTGTTGGTATTACTGCTGCTTCATTCTTTATTCCACCTGTTAAATTATTAAAATTTGCTGCTAAACCTTTAGAGTCTATTGTTGTTCATGCTGCAGAGGTTGCCGCTTCTGATACCGCTAGTATTGTTGCAAAAAATGCTGCCGAACTTACTGCTAAAAATGCTGAATACCTTTTAAAGAATCCTGAAAAACATGCAGAATTAATTCGCTTAACTAATCTTCATGCAAATGATCCTGAAGCTAGTGTTTTTAAATTACATGACCTTTCAAAAGAATTAGATTATTTTTTTGAAACTAATAAATCACCTTATGAATTTAAAATTATTCCACCTGTACGATTAATAAAATATGGTATTGAACCTTTAAAAAATCTTATTACTTTAACTGATAAAGTTATTAATTCTGGTGTTGGAACTGCTACTAAAAAAGCTGCTATTAGAACAAGTGAAAATGCTCGTTGGCTTCTTGATAATCCAGAAGAACATAAACAGTTGCTTGAAATAGCACTTTCTAAAAATACTCATGGAATAAAAAAATTAACAAATCTTTCTGAACAAGCAAAATTTTTTCTTCGTCATGGCGAACCATATGGCGGATACCTTCCAGAGCTTGAAAAAGTTCCAATGTCAGATGAACTTAAAGAAACTTTAAAAGCTCATGCAGAGGCTGATAGATTTACTAATAGCTATGATCGAGGTTTATTTGAAGAAGGTTTATTGGAGCATCATCCAAATGCATTTCAACCTGATACTTTTGATGAATTAGAAGATGTAAGCTTAACAATGAGTGATATGCGAAAAGGTACAAAGTACCCTAAGTATCCCAATTTAACTCAAGAAGAAGTTAATGATCTTAGACGAGCTGGTCATGGTGAAGATTATATTAAAGCTTATGATGAATACATTGGCAAGCTTGATAAAGATGAACTTGTTAATGAAGATAAAATTCGTCAGTTTAAATTTAATAATAAAAAAAGTGAAGATGAATATCTTTTTGAAGAAGGTCAAGATATTAATCTTAAAGGACAGAAACTTGACTGGGCTGTTCAACATCAAGCCAGTATGGATGAAAATGGAAATCTTGTTTTAACTGAACTTGAAAATGCTGGAGATAAAATTAAACCTTTATCCACGGCAGAGTTCATGGGCATTGTACCAACGCCTAAACGTTTGAATAGTGCTGCTAGATCTTATCCTTCTGAGATACGTGCAGATGTTGGTAACTCTGCAAGTAACTGGCTTAATGCTAAAATGTTTGGAACTTCAGAACAGATTGCTAAAGCTGAACGTTTGTATAATGCTGACAAAGATGCTTTAAGGAAAGCGTTAAATAGTTCTAAGATTACTCCTCATGCTGCTATGGCTATTAAAAAGGAACAACAAAAAGATCTTGTTGATAAAATTTTTAAGAGTGTTATTCCTGAGTTTAAACCTAAGAATCCTTATGCACGTTCTGCATCTAAAAGACTTAAACCAACTAGTGAAGTTGATCCACGTATTACACAGGATGTTGCTAAAAAAGTTACAGTGTTTGACAGAATTACACATGTTGAAAATATTTTAAAACGAGAGCAAATAGATTTTCTTCCTGAAAGTAAACAATATCAAAAACTTATTAAATCTAATTATGATTTAAATAATCCTAAAGAGTTAGCAGAATATAACGACATTATAAAAAATTATAAAGATGAACTTGTTAACTTAAAAGAATTACAAGTAAAACATGTTGAGTCTGTGCAATCATTTGTTAAAGATCTTGATGATAATGGTATTAAGTATTTTGTCAGGATGCTTAATGGTAAACCTTTAAAGGAACTTGAATCATTAGATCATCATGTTTATATTAATTTGTTGCGTGATATTTTTAGGCAAGCTAAAGCTGATGATGTTAAACGATCTGTTGCTACATTAGGTAAACGATTTAAGTCTCTTCAAGATGATGCACTTAAGCAGCAAAATAAATTAGAGATGGAAAAACGTCTTTCACGTAATGCTCCTTTAGTAAAAAATAATACTTCTTTAGATCGCAATGAAGAAACTTTGGCTAAAGTTCAAGCTATGGCTAAACCTGAACCTAAAGAACCAGAAGTTGTTGCTGAAACTTTATCTAAAGAAGAACGCCTTGCTGCAACTAAAGCTAAAGTAGAAGCTCTTGCTAAAACTAAACCTGCTGAAGTAGTTGAAAAGAAAACTGTTGGTGATACTGGTGATGTTGTTAGATGGAAGAGTTTAACTTCTGCTGAACAAAAAGATGTTGTTTACATTGGTCGTGGTTCTGGAGACAAAGGCAAGTTTGGCAATCCATTTCCTGTTGGCAATGGTGTTACTGTTAAAGAAGCAGTTGATAAATATCGTTCTTGGTTATGGGACAAAATTAAATCTGATCCAGAATATGCTAAAGAACTTTATGCCCTTAAAGGTAAACGACTTGCGTGTCCAGGATCTGAACCTAATGACGCTTGCCATGGTCAAGTAATTCTTAAAGCAATTGAATATTTGGATAAACATCCAGAGTTAATGTCTAAGTCTGCAACAAAAGGATCAAGTTGGAGTAGAGCAGCAGATGACGAAATTCTTGTCTTTGGTTCTAACCTTGAAGGTCGTCATGGCAAAGGTGCAGCACTAGAAGCTAGGGAAAGATTTGGTGCTAAGCAAGGTCAAGCTCGTGGACGACAAGGTCAGTCATATGCTATTCCTACTAAAGATCTTAAAGTCAATAAGGGTCTTCCGTTATCTTCAATTAAAAAAGATATTGATGAATTTCTTGATTACGCTGAAGCACATCCAAATGAAAGATTTTTCTTTAGTGCTTTAGGTACTGGTCTTGCTGGTCATTCTCCTAAAGATATTGCTAGTTTAATTTCTAGAACTCCAAGCAATGTTAGATTTGATCCTAAAATTGGTGATTTAATTGGTAAAGAAACGGTGAAAGGTAAGTAATGCCAACATTTAATCAGTTAGCAGATGAAGTAACTCGTAAGTTGTCAGGCTTTACACTACGCCAAGATAGACAAACACATTTAACTGCCGACATAACTGCATCAACTGGAACAATAAACATTGCTGATGCAACAAACATTTCTGCTGGCATTATTCAGATAGATGATGAATTAATTTACATTGATTCATTTGATCGTGATACCGGTAACCTTACTGTTGGTGGATATGTAGACGCTACTAGCACAAACCTTTATGGTCGTGGTTATAACGGTACTACAGCATCAGCACATAAAAAAGGTACTAAGGTTATTATCTCCCCAACCTATACAGCCGTAGATGTTAAAGCTGCTATTAACGAAACTATCCATGCAGTTTATCCTGAACTGTATGCTAGTGATCAGTATTCATTTAAGTATCGTCCTGCTCGTTTAACCTATGAACTACCTGCAGAACTAAAGAAAATCATTATGATTTCTTACGAGTCTATTGGTCCATCTAAACAATGGATTCCTATTCGTTCGTATCGTCTTGATACTGCAGCAGACCGTACTGCTTACCCTAGTGGTAAGACTGTATCTCTTTATAGTGGTATTGTGCCAGGTCGTACTATCAATGTTCATTACTCGCACATCCCTACCACACTAGAAAATGGTAGCGATGACTTTGAATACACTACTGGTTTATCTGCTTCGTCTAAAGATGTAATTGTTCTTGGTGCAGCAGCAAGGCTGGCTGCATTTATTGATCCTGGTCGTTTGACTTTTGGTTCTGCTGAAGCTGACCAGCAGTCACAGATTGCTGGACGTGCTTACGGTGCTGGTACTAATGCTTCTAAATATTTGTATGCATTGTATCAACAGCGTCTACAAGAAGAAGCACAGCGTTACCAAGACGAGAACAACATCCGTATCCACTACTCACTATAAGGATAACAATGCCAAAACGTAATTACTCTTCTACCTCTGATGTTAGATCATTAGCAGCAGATATGAATGCTACTGATACTGGTTCTGTTGGCAGCAATCCTAATCGATATACTACAATTACTTTAAATACTATTTCAGGTTCAAGTAATCTTCCTGGTTCCTATCCCTTTACTCTTGTTGTTGATCCTGACATTTCAGGCAAAGAAGAAATTATTACAGTAACAAGTCAAGTAAGCACATATGTTTATAACGTTACTCGTGGTGTTGATGGTAGTAATCCTGTTGCTCATGCTAGTGGCGCTATAGTTAAACACATGGTTACTGCTCGTGATTTGCAGGAACCACAAGATCATATTTATGCTTCTACTGGTGTTCATGGTATTACTGGTGCTGTTGTTGGAACCACTGATACACAAACTCTTAGTGCTAAAACTTTAACTAACCCTACAATTAATAGTGCTACTTTAAGTGGAACTATGAGTGGCGGTACAGTTACTAGTACTATATCTGGTACTGTATCTAATGCAACTTTATCTGGCACAACTACTGCTACTAGTGGAACAATTGCTTTTGGAACTAATGCTTCAGCAATAACTGCTGCAACAAAAACAATTAGTGCAACAGAACTTAGTTATCTTGATGGTGTAACGTCTGCTATTCAAACTCAAATTGACGGTAAAGTTTCAAGTTACAATCCAACTTTAACTGGAACTGTAACTCTTACTAATGCAAGTGTTGTTGATGGCGCATTTACTAATTTAACAATGTCAACTGGTAGCATTAACAGTGCTACAATTACAGGTACTTTAACTGGTGGAACATTAAGTGGATCAACTCTTTCTGCTGGTACTGTATCTGGTTCTACTTTGACTGGCGGAACTATTGCTGGAACCATAACTAATACTGCCACAATAACTGGCGGAACTTTAAATCCAGCAACATTAAGACAGAATAGTATTACAGTTCCTCTTGCTTTTTCTTCTGGTACTGGTACATTTAGTCCAGGTGGTACTACTTTTGGCACTGCATCAATAACTTTTCCATCTAATAGATTTACTGTAGCACCTTCAGTTGTTGTTACTTCTGATAACTCTGCATTCAATATGTCTGTTAGTTCAATAACTTCTTCTGGTTGTACTGTTACTGGTCGCCATATTGATGGAACAAATACAAGTGGAACATATACTTTTTATTGGATTGCTATTCAACAGACAAACACAGCGTATAGTGCAGGAACGGCACAGTAATGGCTGCAGATATTACAGAAGAATTTCAAGTTGATTTATCTAATCTAAGCGCTACTAATGAATCTTTTAAACCTAGCAAAATTGCTTATGATATTTCTATAAACAATTTAGGTTTTGTCATCGATGTTAATGATCAAACACCATACAAACGTGAGACTGCACAGTACAAAAAAGATCAGTTTGATTCTGCACCAGATCCCGGCGAGCAAACACTTGTAGCTTCTTGGTGGTTGCGTTCACAAACATCATGGCACATGGGTGCAGGAGTTAAATACTTTGATCCTGGTTTAGATTATCAACATCAACAGAATCGTTTTTGGGATTCTCGTGGTATAGATATTTGGGATATTGGCAATCTTAAACTACATAAAGATATTGCTTATGTTTATTCTGATTCAGGTAATCATAACTTTAAAGCTTGCGCTGCATCTTATTACAGTAGTGGAACTAAATATGAATGTTTAGTTGTAGGCAACTCTGGCGGTTCATTAAATAGAATAAGACTTAATGGCAATAATCAAGTAACTACATCGCCATATGTTTATAATTATACTATTACCGGTCATAGTGGTGGAACCGTTTACCCATTTCATTCCGTAACTACTGATGGTAATAAATATTACGCCGCTTGTGATACTTGTATACATGTTGGTACTATTGGTACTACTGCTGATACTGTACTTATGCGTCATGCCACTGGTAAAACACCAACTATTTCCTTTGCTAAAGGTTACATTTTCCTTGGTGATGGACATGAGTTATGGAATATAAATACTACTTATAGTTCTAGTAATGGTAGTCATTCTGGTGCAACAGATCTTAGTACATCTGGTTCCAATCCTGCAGCATATGGTGTAACCACACACATTAATACTAACTGGACCTGGAATTATATTACTGGTGGACGTACTGCTATCTGGGCATCTGGATATGGTGACGGTGTTTCAGAAATTTGGGCTATTAGTATTGATGAAACTGCTGCGATAGCTACGCCAGATATGGCTGGCGCAACTTGTATTGCTACACTTCCATTTGGTGAGGTAGTTCAATGCATGGAATATTACTTAGGCAATCTTATTGTTGGCACAAACAAAGGTGTTCGTATTTGTAAAGTGTCATCCAACATGGTATCCATGAAAGAGTTCATTACTCTTGGACCACTACTATGGGACTATAACGGTTATGGCGTAAACGATCTTACTGTTAATGATAAATATGTTTATGCGGCGACTGCTGTTGATGGTGAATCTGTATCACATCAAGGTACTTTAGTACGCATAGATTTAAGTCGTGAGTTTGAAGATGGAACTTATGCTTACGCTTACGATCTTGAAGATGCTGCAGATGAAAACTCTATCTTTACTCATGTATTGTTTATTGATGGTAGACGTGTAGTTATTACTGAAGAAGCTGGTACTGCTGGTGAGATTAAAGTAGAACACACAACTAACTATGTTTCTTCTGGTTATCTTGAAACTGGTTACATTCGATACGCTACTATTGAACCCAAGTATTTTAAAAACATTTTAATTAATGCTTTATATCCTAGTGATACATCTATTAAACTTACAACAATAGATAAAAATGAAAATCAATATGACATCTTGCGAACATATTCGGATGCAGGAAATCAAGAAGTAGGAACATCTAAACCTACTGATCGTCAAGAAATGCTACGTTACAAATTTACTTTGTATCCTTCGTCTGATTTAGTAACGACCCCTGTTATGCAGTCTTACCAAGTAAAAGCTATTCCTGCTACCAAACGTCAGCGCATAATACAATACCCATTGTCATGTTATGATAGTGAAATGGACAGATACAATGTCCAGTATGGTCACACAGGAAGAGCATTTGAACAACTGGCAAAATTAGAATCGCTTGAAGAAGCTGGAGATACAGTAACAGTTATTGACTGGAGAACTGGTGAACAGTTTACAGGACTAATTGAAAGTGTATCTTTTAATAATGAATCGTCACCAGACAAACGTGTTCATTCCTATGGCGGTACGATCCTACTAACTGTAAGGAAACTATAGTGAAGAAATTCAAGGTATGGCTAGCGCATAGCCCAATAGCATCAGCATTAAAGATTGGTGTAGGTGCAGCACTTGTTTACATTATTGACAATGTAAGCTCGTTTAATCTAGGTCCAGCATGGACAGCAGTAGTTATTTCTGTTGTTACTGTGTTGATTAACTTTGTTAATTCAGAAGATAAAAGATATGGAGTAACCAATAATGCCTAATAGTAATAGACCAGACTCTCCTACTGGAGGGGCTGGAGGTGGAGGAAGTCGTGGTGGATACGGAACAACTCGTGGTGCTGGTAGTTCTCGCACTTCTTCCACTCGTACTAGTCCACGTGTTGGTAAACCTGCTAAAAAAACTACAACCAAAACATATAAAGGTGAAATTTCTAAAGATGTAAGTTTTAAAAAAGCTCATCAAAGATTTGGAAGAAAAGAAGGATATGGAAAAGAAGAAGGTGTTCAGCCTGCTGGCAAATTAGCAAAAGCTGGTATTACTAAACCAAAGCCACTTCCTAAAAATATTTCAAAAAAAGTTTTTGAAAAACCTATTGTTAGAGATGGACAACCTGCTAAAAGTATTGTTTCTGCTAAAACTAAATATCAAATGAATCAAGCACAAAGAGCCACTAATCTTAAAGCAAAAAAAATGAAAGGCAAATAATGTATCCAGTTAAGAAGCCAGTACTAACTTGTGGTTTCCATGCTAAGGGTTCACAGTGGCAGTCAGGCTATCATCAGGGTTATGACTTTGGTGGTCGTATTGGTACACCAGTTTATGCAATGGCAGATGGTGTAGTAGTCGGTGTAAACATTTGGGGTAGAGCATTTGGTCGCTTTGCTCCAGTCATTAAGCATGGCAAGGTTTATCCAAAGTATGTGGTGTACGGTCACGTACGTGCAGTCTTTGTTAAGCCGGGTGACAAGGTCAAGCGTGGTCAAAAGATCGCTGAGATTGGTGTTGAAGGTAACTCAGGTGGACCTCACATCCACGTAGAGGGACAAAGAACTAAATGGTGGACACCAACAGGTGGAACTAGATTAACCTCTTTATTCAGAGCTTAACTAAATAAAAAGAATCCCCCTTCCAGTAATTGGTTGGGGGATCTTTTTTATTGCTCTGTTATTTCTTCAAACCTATGACCACAGAAACAACTGTTGTTTGCTCTTGGAGATTTAGAACATAACCAATGCATCTGTCTTGTATCTAAAAGGTCTTTGGGATCTTTGGTGATTTTATATTTAGAATAATAGTCACCAGCTTTTTTACATAGGTTACATATCATTTGATTCCTCTTTTCCGTAGGTATAATCTTTATCTTTGAATGGCTTAGTACCGCCCAATGACCTGACCATTTTATTTAAAGCACGGTTAGCTTTCATAATAGCAGCCTTGTCTGTTGTATTAGACTTAGTAGCTTCGACTAATTCACTACCTGTCAAATCTTCTCCGTAATAAAGTTCTACGTAGACTTGTTCTTCTAATGATAATTTTTCAAATGCTTTCTTGATGTCAGCACTAAAAGCCATCAAGTCATTTAGTTCAGATAAATCTTTCTTAGCCCTACGGTCGGAGGATAAAGTGTTTGCCATTTTAGACCAGTCACCAGATAATACAGCAGGAATCATTATCTTGATGAACTGCTTATCGTAAAAGAAATTATCGGAAGGATCATAGCCAAGTTTAATGGCTTTTTCTTTTAGACAATAATCAAGAGCAGCATTACGTAAAGATCTAGCAACCAGTTTATCTACATCTTTTTGTTCTTCATGCTCATTGTTCCAAGTTTCTAGTTTAACTGGATGCTCAGCAAACCAGACCCACAATTCCTGCTGTATATCTTCTTTCTCTACCATCGGATATTTACGACCAAACTCAGAAGCAATTTGTTTGACCATATAGTTATACCCATCATAGAAGTCTTGCATTATTTACCCCACACCTTGTTAGCAACAACAAATGTACCATCTTTTTGGATTGGTATTAGTTGTGGAGTAACTTTATTTCCATCGATGTACAGGATTCCAAATGCTTGTTGCCAGTTAGCAATACCTGCTTTAAGGTAAGAAGCTTTACGCATATCCATAAGGTTACCTACTTCCATACCCCATACAGTTTTAACAGGACGACCACCATATGATTGACTATGGTGTAGTAGT